TTGATAACACGATCTAGTGCTATGCCTTTTTAAAGTAATGAACGCGAAGTAAGAATATCTTCTTCCTTAGCGGTCATTTGCTTAATTTCGATTGTTTCGTGCCCGTAAAAAGGATGATCTTCTGAATAAAATCTTCCTTTCGACGGAAGTTCAACAAATTCTGTTGGCACAACAAAGGAAAATGAATTTTCTTGATTTTGTGCCATTACTTGCGGAGGGGGTGATGTGTCTTCTGGCGTATTTACGCCAATGCCCGTCCGATCTGTATTTCTAGCCAATATACACCTCGTTTATTGAATTATATCAGGGGTTAAAGAATGTGGTCTGACCCTGACCAGCCGTTGTTGCCGAGCCTTCAGTATTATATACTTGAAGCCTAGCCCAATCATATTTGAGAGTAACTGATAATTCTGTTAAGTCTTCGGCGCCATACTCTAAATCGCCATACTTAAGTTCACTAATAAATGCGTTCCAAAGAGTCCACTTTTCAAGTTCGCGACCGTCTGAATCAATTTGTGTTACAATAACAGTACCCATTGCCCCAACAGCTTTTGCTTTAGAAATTGAATTCATGTCTGTGGCATCAGTGGGGGGAGCATAGCCAGATAATCTGACAATATCAGAAAGAGTTGCAGACATATCCGGATTAACCGGATCGACAAGAGTGATAGCAACCTCGTTCCAGGTTACTGAGCCGGGGTAATAAAATGTGTGATTTAAATACTTATGCTCTGTGCTGCTAATAGCGAAGGATGGCTTAGCTGCTGTTTTTGCAAACCAAAGCTGGGCCCCCCCTTGCGAAGATCGAATGCCTTGAAATTCGACCATAAACCTAAATTTTCTTTTAGGATCTTTTAAAGTCGGATCTTCACCGAAATTTTCTGACCAAAATGGCATAATTTGAAACTCCTGTTATTGTATTCTATTTTTAATTAGTGAGTGGGAGAAAAATCCTCTCTCTCTTTTAATCATCAAAAGAGGCACCTGTTGAGGCGATTACAAAATCAATTGCAATGAATTCAATCGCCCTGGCTGGTTTAACCATAATCTTCGCATACATAATATTCTGATCAACTAAATCAGGTGTTGTTGTAGATTCATCCAAAATTAATCTATAATCAGTAATACCGAATTGAGTCTTCACATTAGTAAGGAACGGTTCAACTAGTCCAATAAATCTATTCCACGTAGCTTGAACATTTTGCTCAAATAGAACTTGCGTCGAGAGAATCGAAATCTGTTTCTTCAAGTAGATAACAAGCCTTCTAACGTTAATTCTATCGAGGGCAGAACGGCGCTCTTGAAGAGTCTTCTGTCCGAAAACTACAATACCTGTAGATGGGAAGGACGCGATTGGGTTAATGCGAGCCTCGTATAGCTCGTCACGCTGTTTAGAAGTTAATCTTTCACTAACATTAACAACTGGAATGCCGGCGGCCCCATCGCTTAAGCCACCCCTATTAAAGCCTGCAGGAGCAAACCAAAGATGACTCTTTCTCTCAGAGCTAGCCAAGACGCCCATCATGGCAACTGTTGGCGGAATCCAAACAAGCTGGCCAGTCATTTCGTCGCGTGTTTGTACCCAAGGATAGAACGTAGCGCCATAAGAAGAATCAAGCCTCCTATCTTTTAAGGCATTCGCTGCAGCCGTTGGTGTGGTTGCAACCCTATTGCTTCTGTCAGCATAATATATTTCGTGGGCAGGAAGATATACATTTGCCAAATCAATTAAGGCCAGAGCATCGGCGCGCTCTTCACAAACATTCATCATATGGGTTGTAAGAGAATCATTTGTTAAGCCTGGAACAGCTAACAAATTCATATCAACAAATTCGGGATCGGCTACCGTATCAATCGCCCTGCGATAAGTAGCATATGAATAAAGATTATCTTCAGTAGAAGTTGTTGACATTCCCTTATTATAAAGAGGATCGGGGTCATAAATATCGAAACCATCAAAGCCGCCCCAGAAAGGTGCCGTAAAGCGGCTATATCCAGCATCAAGCAAGTCCTTATAAGTATTGCCTGATGTTCCTGTCTTTGACTTACCGGTCTTATGCGAACCAGATGAATAGTAGTAAGCACTATTGCCATCTTGTGTAATGTCATCAAGTGTAAAGATATATGCGAAACCACTCATACCATTGGTATACGTCGTAGTTGTAGGATCATCGTCAAAGCTAGCGTACCATAATCTATGCGGATCCGCCACACTTGCATCACCCCTTGTAGAACTAGAAATTCTAGTGGTCTGCATTCCGAAATAAGCATTCGTAGTATCACTTAAGCCGCCATCAGAGGCACTATTGCGTAATCTGACAGCCGGGAAATAGAAGGAAGCTGTAACTAAGCTGTTCTGACCCAAGAAATCAGGCTTTGTGCCCTGTGAGCCAGTAGGAATTGTGGAGCCGCCTATAATGAACCCTGTCGATAATGCCGTATCTGCTTTATTTACGCCGGCACTTGCAGATATCATAGTTAGAGCTTTCGGAGTCGGAGGGCCAAAATAACCAAATGGCAAATATGTGGCATTTGTGGCGCCAGCATCAGCATCAGCATTCATCTGAACGCGGATATATCTTGATTTATTCGGATAATCGCCATATAACTTAAGTCTGCGTTGTGTTGTATCCCAGCTATAATATTGATCGCCAACTCTGCGTGCAATATAATCTGGAGAGGTTGGATCTAAGGTAAGATTGTCAAATCTTTCTAGAACAACAACTCTGTTATCGGTATCACGAAGATCTCTCAACACAAGAGAAAAAGTACCATAATCTGTTGATGTGCTGGTAGACTGTCTTACCTTTTCAATGGAAACTTTCGCATTCTTGTGCAGCCATTCGCCATGGCCGCGGCCAAGCAAGCGGAAGAGCTTTTGAGAACTTTCAGCCACAAACGAACCGGTACTATTCAAATTTTGACCGATAAACCATCCTGCAGTCGCCTCTCTAGAAGCCTGTCCTTTCATCTGACTTGGCGTGGTACCAACTGAAGAGCTAGACGCTATTCCAAGAATAATACCTACAAGCCCAGTCTTGGTTGTTAAATCGCCCAAATTCAATTCGACGCCACCAGAGCTACCAAGAGAGCCAGCGGCACCGTCACGCAGATCTTGCTCATAAGTTTCCCCAAGCCAATAATCTTTTTCAGAAGCAGCAGCATAAAAAGCCGAAGCGTTGACATTTCCAAGTTGAGGATTAGTATTGAAGCGCTTGCGAATAAATGATTCTTTTGTATCATCAAAGCCAAATTTAACAGTCTCTGTGCCCATGGAAGTACCACTTAGGACAACAGTAAATAATCCATTACTATCCGCAGTAATCATGGTTGAGGCGGATTGCAACAAAGTCTCACTGCCAGCGCCATCGTAAATGGTGCCGCTTAAAGTAATAGTACCATTATCTAAATACCAAATTGCTCCCAAAGTACCTGTAACGTGTTCTGCTTGAGTACTAGATGAAGGAAATACAAACAATCCCCAAGCGCCACCATTTGATGGAGAAGCGGCAGCAATATTATTGGCTGTCTTCCATCCTGCAGATGCATCACCGCCGGTACTATTGCCGGCAGAGGTTTCTTGACCAAGAAGGCGCACATAAGTAAGAGGTGCTACATTAGATCTGAGAAATGCCTTCGCAGCATAAGTTCCATACATTGGAGATTGATAATTTCCGTCGCGGTAAACATCGCCACCGCCATTACCAGGAACCGCATCACCAAACATAGTTACAAAGTCAGAATAGGACTCTACCTTGATAGGTTGCATCGCAATTCCTTTGCGGGCGCGCCCAATGACGACAGGTCCGATAGCGTCGGGAGATTTTGGAATAAACGAATTATCGATTTCGTTAATAAACACCCCAGGAGATACAAATTTAAAGTTTTTGACTGACATTGTTGTTTCCTCGTTCTAAAAAATGGCTTTAATTGCTATTACAATCATACTTTAAATAGTATTTTGGAATTCAAAAGTCTTCCTGAAGTGTAATAAAATAGCACTTTCACATCAGGAAGTGATTTTCATAAATCCCTTGGGAGTGTCAGCGACCAACCCTTCTTGTGGAAATGTAACTTCAACGATATTTTCGTCTACTCTCACAATGGGGCGATCATCATTTTTGCCTTCGCCTATCAAGTACCCTAATACTCTTATTATTATATCAGAAGAAAACATTCTCATATCTTCATCTAAATTGGAAACATTATTATTGTGGGTAAAGCCTTGATCGATAAAGGCTTCATATAAATGTCCGTTTCTCTTTAAAGCAAAAGCATTAATTTGTCCTGTTCTTGTCATAAATGGCGCCAGGAGATCATTCATCTGTTGCTGGTATTCTGTCTTAATATGAATTTTATATTCAATATTAACATATACAGGGATTGGAATCGACAAGGTTTTGACAACAATCTTTTTATTTACTCTCGGAAAATGTTCTTGGATGGATCCATTTGTATGATTGGCGCGCCTTGTGTTACCAACGACGGCAAAATTCCTTGTTTTGTCCTGTACAATTTTCTTAGCAAGAACCATTCTACCGGTCCGGCCATTATTGTCCTTCGAGTATACTTGAGCTTGAAATGAGCCCTTTCTGGCTGGATCTTTTGTGATTCCCGTTCTTTCAATGCTAATTAAAGGAAGTTTTAGGGCGCCGGCATCATCTCTTAGGGCTTTTTTATTTTTAATCTGAAACGAACGTTCGGGTGTTTGCCATAATACCGGCACCTTTGCCCAGCCCTCATTGGTATTGGCGCTCAGCCTTAAATCTTCTTTTAGCCAAGAGACTATCGCATAATCAATATTTTCGATTGTAGAAGCCAGCATTCCTATTTCGCTTAGGCGATGATCGGTACCGGGTGGTATCATTGCAAAATCAAAATTATCAGGTAGCATCGAATAGTCCCTTCCTTGCTCTTCTACATCTCGCAGAAATTTCAAAAGCATGGTCAACTTGACCAAATAACTTAGTAGGCTCTGATAACTTAACTATCTCGTAATAAAAATCTCCGTATAAAACAAAGTCACCTTCTCGAATATACATGTCTTGATCTTCTTCTAATCTTCTCTTATGAAAATGAACATTGATTTCCCACGATTTATCAATTCCAGCATTTTCGAGATATTTAGTAGCATAATCGGTAAATTCGACTAAGGCATAAACTCTTACCGGAGGTAAAAACGTTTTTTCTACTGCCTCTCCATATAAATCATGAAAGTTTGTTCTTTCTATATCGATAGGATAATAAAGAATTTGTTGTCCAATAACTTTTTCAATTAATTCGTCATTAACCTGTTTAACTAAATCTCTCTCCTTCTTCCCAAAAAATAAAGGAGGGGGGGGCGCCGCTGGTTTATTCCATTTATTATCAGCCATTTTAGTTTACCCTATAAAAATTGGAAGTGGAGTGCCTTTGAATGCTGTTGCGGCGGCCTCTGTCATTTCTGCGTCCTTCTTCGCTAATTCATTATATTTCACTCTATCGAGAATTTCCATTAATTTGTCTTTAAGTTGTGCTTGCTCTTCTTTTGCTTGTGCCAATAATTCAGAATGATTTAATGTTATGCTCTCGCCAGGAATCGGCATTGTTGTAAATTTGCCACGAATCTGCCCTAACATCTCTTTACATAGCGCTAAAGCATATTTTCTAATCCACTGTTTGCCAATTGAATTTATGTTTTCATAAGGAATGTTATCAAATGGAAGGGTATTGATATTATTAATTCCTTGTACGCCATCGTCAAAACTATCGTTTGAGTCCCAGCCATCTGATTCAATATAAAAATTAAACCATATGCGCTCATCTAAATTATCCCCAAAACCAAATTGGCCCGGTAACGGAAATAGCCTTAATCTATTATTTTTTAGTTCATATGAATAATGGGAAGTTCTTGTGTAAATTGAATCCTCATACATAATAGCTTGCATCTTATTCTGCCATGTGGGAATAATCTCGAATGTTGAATCATCCGAAAATTGACCGTATGTCGAATAATTACCGACTACACCAACACCACCATAATATCCATAAAAACGCCACATAGCTCGTGGAGATTTATAATAAACTTTCGTAATAAATATACGACTGTTTCCAATTTTGCCTGAATATGGTACTGGGGTAGCACCATCGTCTTCGCCAGCGGTGGAACCACTTTCAACAATATGTTGTAAGTCATAATCTTGCTTGTTTTTAGATGGTGCGAAAGA